AGCTACAAAGTAAGTGATGAGGCCCGCGCGCACATGCCGGGCATTCCCTTCGGATGTTCCCATCAAAAACTTCGTCACAATTCATGCACAATTTCGCGTCCTCGTATTTCATTCATTCTCTCGCGGGTCAAACCTCCGAGGTTTTTAAAACCTCGGAGGTTTTGTTATCGTTCACGGTCCAATTGTGAGGCTGTTGACCTTGAGATCGAGCGGCACTGATGGAATGGCAATCAACGGCGTCGGCATTGTGCTCATTGTGGGGCCTGTCGCCGACAGCCAATATAATTTACCGCTCACCGCGCCGGAAATAGATGCTGTCAGGGCGGGCGCCGATATCCTCTGTATGACCGCCTGAGTTGACCCATCGTGGACCTGGTATTCGACGGCGCCAGGCACAGAGTCCCATGTGAATGTTATTGTGCCTGCGGCAAGAACCGCTTTTATATTTGTCATGGCTGCAAGTATACTGACTATATTGGAGGCGGGTGATTCCAGCAGGTTGTTGCTTGCCGTTACGTAAAAAGTAATCGGACCCGTTAACCCTGGGATTGAGGCGTTATTGTTCGGGGGGATTACGGTGGCAAGCACGGCCTTTGTCGCCGCATTATATACTGTGTACTTCGTTACGTTCTCGGACACAGGGTTTGCCGTCCATTGGAGTATCACTGTGTAAGCGCTGCAAAAACTTGGTAGAGCCAACATTCCCAGGGTGAACATTGTGCAGAGAAACTTCTTCATCCTAAACCTCCATTGCGATTTATGGCCAAACCCTGCCACACACGTTGCATATAAAATCCTGGAGATAACGTATACTTACATCCCATTTAAAGCAATACGGACACTGAGGCCCCCAAAGAGCAACTAAGTCTATTTCATCCATGCTTCTGTTTGGCGGGGTTCGCTTCTCTTTTACACACCACCTTTTTTTGCCGTTGGCGCGGCATGCTTCTACATTCTCGGGGGTTCTTTTATATGTTCCTTTGGGCATATTTTTACGCTACAGTATTAATTCGTAGTGAGGTCTGTCAACAAAACCTTTGCTATCCGGAACTGTGTCACTGTTCCAGTCATGGCCCCATTTGATTTTAATCCCTAACTGAGATGCAACACCAAGAACAAAGCCTGCAAACAGTGTTACTCTTTCTATACTTTCTTTACTACCGCTCCAATCTACAGGATAAGGCATTACATCTACAGCAAGTGATGGTTGCTTATTATGCTTACTTGTAGGCCAGGGAGTTTTACTATTCCCGCCGGCGACTGCCATGTCCTGCTCAGCTTTTCCGCGAAAGCCGCAAACAACAGTACAATCAAAGTGCTTTACTACCTCGGTAAATAACCTTTGCAGTTCAGGGTGCGCAGCGTTTAACTTTTCGTTAGAACTGGCGCTGAAATTCGGCATTTCCCCTCCGTTTAAATAAGTTATGTCCGCCATTACGAGGGCTTTTAAGCACTTTCAACCCCTGTTATTTTTTAGTGGCGATGAACTGGATGAGAGCTATTAAAGGTCCCATAGTCCCTACCAACAACCCTATCCCAGCGACTACATAAGCCCAGACCATTTTCGATCCAACCTTCTCGCCACTCCCCCCGGCCAGCATATTACTCAGATGGGCAACTTTAGTGGCCAACTCATTTATCAGCGGATCAGCCATTGCCTGTCTCCCAGCGCCAAGGTTTGCGTTCTTTTCAAGGGCCATCATTCTATCGTTAAATTTGCTCTCCAGATTCTGGATTAATGTTGTGTTACGGGCGTCAGAAGCGGCAGTCGTCGTGCGTAGTGTTTCTGCCGCTGTCTGTAACTGACTTGCCAGAACTGTGGCCTGCGCTGCCGCTCTTTCGCTGGCTATCGCCACGTTTGCCAGGTCAAAAGCACGGTTAGCATCACTCCTCTTACTTTCAGCCACGGCCAGCTTCTCCTGATACTCAGACCGCAGTGTTATATTTTCCTTGATAGACTTTTGCACCTCGTCCCTCAATTTTTCATCGAGGAGGTTTATCTTCTCAGTGTATTTTTCCCGTACATCAGCAATGTCGTTGAGTCTGATAACCGCTTGGTTCACAAACGAAAAAACATTCTTGGAAGGGTCAACAACAGGACCGCCATAAGCATCCACACCTAACCCTAATGCGGGCGTTTTGTCATCATCTCTATTTAAGTGTCTTTTCTCATCACCTATCATTGCCGCTTACTCGACGATGATTTCCTGAAAGAAGCGGCTGTCCGTGCCGGTGCGGGTGCTGTCCACCAGACAGGCGCCGTCCAGGCTGATCTCTGCCTGCTTGTCGCCGATCATCGCGAGCTCTTTCAATGGGTCGGGAGAAATCTTGAAGATGTTCACGATTACCGATTTGTTTTCCTCTGCGGTGTTCAGCCCCTCGAACCGCAGCCAGTACTCTTTGGCGGGTTCGGTGAACGCATCCACGATGGTCTGTGCCCCATAGTGATAGGCGATCAGGAGCGGGACGCCGTCGCCTGTGTCCAAAGCGGCGATAGCCCCCGCGACGGGGATGGAGATGCTGTCTGTGTTGACGGTGTAATCCGTACCCTTTACATAGGTGGTGACCCCATTGGCTGATTTTACGACCAGAGTCGCGTCATCCACCAGAGCCGCGTATCTGAGGGGCAATAGGCTGGACTTGAAGGCGGTGACCGTCTCGCCGGTCGCAGATCCGGCGACCTTGTCCGTGATGGCGGCCCGCAGCGCAATGGCGAGGTTCTCTTTCACCAGGCTTTCCAGTGTGGCGGAGAACGTGCAGGCGTTTTCAGTGGTGAGCCGCTTGGCCAGGCCACGGGCGCCGGTCATCGCCTCTTTCAGGTCGATGGTGGTCGTTTTGAGCTGGAGTTTCAGATCTGTGACGTTGCCGAGATGCCGCATTGCCAGCGGCTCCCCGGTGGTTTCGTTCTTTTCGGCCAGGAAAACCATTCCCTGGCCCATGAAATACTTTGTATCGATCTGCGCTGCCTGTGCCATTTTGTTTACCTCCATTCAGGTTCAGACCTCCGAGGTTTCAGAAACCTCGGAGGTCTTGTTTTTTATATTTCGAGAGCCTCAAGAGCAGCGGTTATCTGCCCATTCGACATCTTTACAGCCGGGATGCCGCAGGAAAAGGCCACTACCCGCCCGACTATGCCGCCGTCCGCGGCCATCGGCTTGTCCTCGTGGAGTTCGAACCGGGTGGCGCCGGGGATCTGCCAGCCGGTGAGAATCACCTTCACTGCACGGGTGAGCCGGTAAACCCGGTCGAGCGTTGTAGCCAGGCAGGCGATGCCGTAAATCATGATTTCCGTCTGGGGGCCGGAGGATTCCATGTACTGGACCAGGAAGAGCCCGAGGGGATGGTTATCCTCGATGTATGTCCCGGTCAGTTGCTCGGGCTTGTCCAGGTAGGATATGACGGAATCATTCATCCCAACCGGGAGATTTTCCTGGAGCCGTGCGATAATGCCGGCGATGGCGTCGGTTTCGTTCAGCATGCCAGCATTACCTCCGTAAGACTTGCCATGGTTAGATTGGTAACCAGGTCTATCACGGGATATTTAATCCCTCGAACGGTCGCCTGCCAGCCCTCGGTGTCCATCCCCGCCACATCGCCGGACAGGCAGATCAGGGAGAGCGATTTGACAGCCTGGGCGCCGGTCAAAGGCAATGCGGATTCGTTGATATGGTTGACTACGGCGGTCACCGTGCGGACTGCTTGCCCCGGCTTGGTGAAGGTGATCTGCTCTCCGTAGAGGGAGAGCAGATCGGCGTCGTCTTGTGCGGTGAAAAGTTGCATTTCGTTCCTTGGATTCAGACCTCCGAGGTTTTTAAAACCTCGGAGGTCTTGTCCTCATATCGATTAAGTCCTTTTCCCAATCATCAAGACTTTGGGGCGGATGCAGATCGGGAGCGGATTGGACTGCGCCTCGATGTCTACCCATTTCTGGAACTGCGAATCCGGAGAAACCTTGGCGTATTTGGGGAGGCCGATGGTGTTGACGGTTTCCATGTAGTTGGCCGGGGCGAAATATGTTTTGAAAAGGCCAGTGACGCCTGTGGGGAAAAAGTGCGCCTTGTCGGTGTCGATGTAATCGAGTGCGCCGACCTTCCCGCGATAATTGTCGAAGGTGATGCCGCCGTAAAAGAAACGGCCGAAAGACATGCCCGCCTGGATGTACCCGCCTCGCAGTTCCGAAGCCTGGACCTGCCCCAGGTAGGTGTCGCGGACTTCAATATGAGCGATCAGTGCGTCGAAGAAGGCGTCGCCGCACAGTGCGTACACGCCGGAAAAGGGTACCGCGCCGAGGTTGGCCGCGATGGCGCGGATAATGGCGGCGCATTTCTGGCGGAGTATGCCGCCGGCGGGGTTGGCGTTGTCGAGATCGAAATCGACCTCGTTTTCCTGGCTGACGCCGAATTCCGTAAACAGATTGTAAATCACGGAGGTCCCGTCGGAATCGAGGATCTGCCCCTTAATGGCGCCTATCCGCAGATGCTCAAGAGTGGCGTCGAGGCTGTTCGACATGGTGGCCAGCCGGCCGTTGACAACGCTCTGGATGGCCTGAGCCTGGTCGTTGCTCCCGAATTCGCGGACTCCCTGGATTTCATCCGCATTGATCCGGTCGGCGACAGGGAGATGTGTAAGGACAAGGGATCGCCCCTTGCGTTTCGCTGTCTGGTTCTGCTGCGGCGCCGCGCCGCGCGGGCGGTTTTCCACCAGGTAAAGGATGCCGTCTTTTTCCTCGATCAGGACGGATGTGGTTGCCACCCCCTGCTCGGCAAAAAGACCGAGACTGCCCAGGAGTCCGGGGATAAACGGGACCTTGTTGATTGAGTCCGTGAGAGATATGAGGCTGAAAGGGTCTGAATTGAATACGTCGAAAACTGACATGGTTTTTTCTCCTTTTTAGAGTCCTTAAATTCAGACCTCCGAGGTTTTAGAAACCTCGGAGGTCTTATAGACCTTACCTGACGATGATGCCAACCAGGGCGAGCTGCGCGATTGCCGCAGTCTTTTCACCGTCGGTTATATCCGTGGGCCAGGTAAGTTCGGAGCCGTTGACCTCGGCATCTCTGGCGACTATGACAGCCTCAACATCGGCGCTAGTTGCGTCCACGTTGTCGTAAAGAATCGCCGCGGCAACTTCGGAGCCGTTGACGCCATCCTGGTTATAGGCGACGTATTTGCCGGACCCGGCGCCCACGGTAATGGTGAAGGAATCGCCGGAGACGAAATCGTTTGACCCGTCGGCAATGGTGAAGGTGAGTCCCCCGCCGGTAAACTCAGAGGCAACGGTGGCTATGCCGATTTCGATGCCGTCGGGGTCGGAAACGAGGAATTTGCCCAGGTTGCCGGCGGGCTCGATGCAAACGGCCCGGTAAACGCCGGCCTTCGCCCCTGCAGCTACCGTGGGGGCGGCTGTTATGACGCCGTTGCCGGTATTGCCAGACGCCGACGCGCTGGAGGCTGCGCCTTTGAGGATCTTGCCCAGGACTGTGCCGGCGTCAAGGACTCCTGTGTCGATTATGACTGTCTCCCTGGAACGGTAACCGCACGCCTGGCTGAAGAGGAATTCGCCGCAGTAGCGGCCTTCGGATATTTCTGTCATGACTTTCTCCTTTTATGATTTCGTTTTAAGGGAACAGACCTCCGAGGTTTTAGAAACCTCGGAGGTCTGCTCTTTATTATTGTCTCATGTGCGTCCGGGCCGAATAAATGGCGCAAGTATCCACTCCGGGCGGCTTGGCCTGCACAATCTGGCCGGGTTTCAGTCCGTCGGGAGCGGCTGCGGTTATGCCGGCCAGGATAGCCGCGCGGGTGGCTGCATCATCCGTGACCGCGCCGATGCCCAGTGCCTTGGCCTGGTCCGCCGAGATGCCGCTTTCGGCCGCAGCGGCAAACCTGGCGTTGGCTTCGTCTCCGAAGATAGCGGCGTGCAGAGCGATCAGGCAGCTACGCTCCGTCGCGACCGCATCCGCAAGGGCCTTGCTCATGGTTTCCGCTGCCTGTTTGGCTGTGATCATCCCTTCGCGGGCGGAGGCCTCTATCTGCTCGATGAGGTCAGTGTGTTCTGCTCTTAGCTCTTCTACTGTTTTCATGGCTCTGGCTCCTTGTCTGGAGGCGACGGATACGGCCCCCTTGGTCTGGGTTTTGATATATTGGATATATTCATCACGGCCCATGACGTGGTCGATGAGCCCTAGTTCCCGTGCCTCAGCTGATTTGTATATACGGCTCTGCATGGCGCGGATATTGTCGGCGGACATTTGCGGGCGGCCTTTGTTTACTGCCGCGATGAACAGCCCGTAGGTCTGGGTAAGGCGGTCCATCAGATAGGCGCGCTCATCCGGCGCGAGCGGGCCGGTATCGTTGCCGGCCGCCTTGAAGTCGCCGACGGCCAGGACAGTGCGCTTTACTCCCATATTCTGGTCGCGGCCGGAACGGTCGTAATGGACGGCGAGGACGCCGATAGAACCAACATCGGCGGCTGCGTGCGCGCCGATCTGCCGGGTCTGGGAAAGTAGCCAGTACCCGGCGGAGGCCGCTAAATCGTCCACCCACCCATAGAGGGGCTTCCTCATACTCATCCGCGCGAGGAAATCGCCGGTTTCCTGTGCCCCGGCAACCGTACCGCCGGGGGTGTCGCCGTCCAGAAGGATGGCGGTAATTCCCTTTGCATTCTCGGCGGCGGTAACCGCCTGGCGAAGATCGGCATATGTGGAGTCGCAGGAAAACATGGTGTTGGCTTTGACCAGCGTGCCGACAACCGGGACTATGGCAATGTTGCCGTCACGGGTGAACAGCTCTTCACCCTGTGCGGCGGAGCTCCTGGATGCGGCGGCGATGAATTCCGCGGGGATTTCATGCCCGGCAAGCTTGGCGTCGAGGATTTGACACCAGTTTTCCAGGACCTCGGAATGGATGGCCCACGGCTGGCTGATCAGGCGGACCAGGCGATCTAGTCTCATGGTGTTTCCTCCTGCTCAGAAGAAACCTCCGAGGTTTTTAAAACCTCGGAGGTTTGAAATATTGTTTGGGACGTATGGGAGTCATGGGACTTATGGGAACCCTGGGGGGCGCGCTGGTCATCTTTCAGGGGGTCGTTCGGATCATCCGGCTTTTTGCTGACCGTTGAATCCCCAGTCTCGGGGAGGTCCAACGCCTTGGAGAGCTTGCGTTCACGCTGGCGTTGGCGGTAAACATCCTCGTAATCCTTGCCCCTTTTGGCGCAGAAGTCGGCGTCTGTGGCGACGTTGTTCTGTTTGCCCATTACATGGGCTACCATTTCCTTGACCGGATCGAGGCTTGTCCGCGCGGGAACGGTCCAGTCTGCGGCGCACCATTCGGCCCGGGCGGCGTAAAAATCGGGGGCGCCCTTGGGCAGCCGGATATATCCGCGGAGCCATGCTTCCTCAAAGACCATTTCCCATACGGGCTGGCAGAAGTTTTTTATCAGCCAATCCTGCGTGAAGCCGAATACCCGCCAGGCCTCTTCCAGGGCTGCGCGGGCGCTGGAATAATTGGTTTTTGAAAAGTCCTTGGCTGTTATTTCGTAGGGCATGCCGCCACCGCCCGCGCCGATTGCGCGCAGGACGGTCTCCAGGAACGCGGGGAGATTGCCGGAGGGGCGGCTGGGGCTTGGGAAGTAAGGTTTTTCGCCGGGGTTGCCGTAATGGACGCGGCCGGCCTGGAGCTCGTTATAATATGTAGGATCTCCGGCGGTGGTATTGCCTCCGAGGTGGATGCCTGGCAATGTGTTGGCGTCGTAAGGGGTGGTCTTTTCGATCCAGACTGGATAGTTGGCGGCGACGATCGCGGCCACCAACTCGAAATCGAGGTAATCGTTTTTGTCCCGGAACATTTTCATGACCGGGGCGAAGATGGGGACGCCTCGGGCCTGCTCGGGCTCTTTGGCGACGAATTTATGCATGACGACGGGGCGATGGCCGCGAGTGGGGGGAAGCTCTTTAAACTCGTAATTGTAGAGATCGCCGGGGAAGATAAGGCCGTTTTCCGGGTCGGCAAGGAAGTAACTGACCGGCTGGCCGTTGGCGCCGAGCCTGATCCCTGAGCGCACATTGGCGGAGGCGGAATAGAGGGCAGGGGTGAAAAGCCTGGCCGGGTCGATGGTCTGGATTGCGAGTGAATAGCGACGCGCGGAGTCCTGCAGCATCAGGGGGAGGTTGAGAAATTCGCCCTTGACAAGCATGGCCCAGACGTTTTGATATTGGACGCCGTAAAAATCGGATACGCCGCGGGCGTCGGCAGAGCGCGCAAACTGTTCGAATTCCCATTCCATGGATTCAGCCAGGTCGGCTGACTGCTCTTCCGTGATGCCGAGGCGCTTGAAATTTGGGGTGGAGCGAGGCCAAAGACCGGTTCCGACTGAGTTGATGGCAATGGAATCGATGATGCTGGCACCGTGGGCATCGTTTACGGCGATGTCCGTTGACCGCAGCATGACTTTGCGGTGCTGTGTTTCTTCTTCGCGCCAGGAGAGGGGGCGCGGGGTCCAGTTGGACATGGTCCCCAACGATCCGGCGGCGGCGCGGGAAACGGTGGCGGCCTGCATTTCCGGCAGGGAATAGGCGCCGGAGGGATATGAGCGGCCAATGCGGGCGGGGGATCCGTTCATCGGGTGGGCCTCCCTACCTGATACTGGATGCCGGGGCCGATCTGCAGGGCCGCGCGCTGGCGCTGGAGCCAGTCGAGATGATCCTGGAGAGATTTGAGCTGTTCGCGCTGTATGCGGCGGCTGATGGATGAGGTGTCAAGCTGTGTGAGGGTAGCCCGGCGGGCGGCGGCAAGGTCAAGCTTGGCCTGGGAGATTTCGACGTCGAGTTCAGGGGCGCTATAAAGTGGGGTGAGTACCATGCGCCATATATTAAGGCGCTAAAAAGTGAAATGCATGTTCCCCATGGAACCCATGGAACCCATGGAACCCATGGACATGTTTTTTTTTACGATCCCCCTGTGGGGAAGTGCGTAGAGACGCAAGATTTTGCGGCTCTACAACTCCGTTTTGATATCCCTGCTCCCAAGAAAGGGACGGTTTTCATCGATGAAACTCGTCACCTTCCCCTCGTCGCCGATCAATGATGAGTTGAAAAATACCTCTCTCATATCCGTGAGCGGCGGATTTACGCCGGAATGGTTCCAGTCGATATCCATTGAGTAGATATATTCGCCGGTGTCCACCGGGGAGATGTAGGGGCCGTGCCGACCGGAAAGGCCCGCAAGATATGCGCGTTGAGATATCTGCGCGTGCTCGAAACCGTATGTCCGGAAGCGGGGGTCATACCCTCCCAGCGTGTCCAGCGCGTGCCGGGTGAAGTAGAGCAGGACCCCCATGCATGAACGATATGAGAAAATCCGTTCATCCGCAAAGGAAACATCCGCCGGATTAAACCGGACCAGATGCATCAGGTGGTGAACGCCGGCCGATTGGGCGGTGGCGATATAATAATCCTCCCATCCCATATTTTTTGGGAATGCATCGTCATCGAAGAGGAAAACGTGGTCACAGTGCGCCAGGGCCTTGATGCACATGTTTTTCGCCCCGGCTATACCGAGCCGTTCCGGGCCTGATTTCATCCGCGCAAAGGGATACCTGGCGATGACATCAGCATACTCAGCCAATCGTTCGGGATTGTCCGTGTCATTGTAGATATAGAATTCATGCCGGTCCATGTTGGGGGTGAACGCCTCGAAGTGCTTCAGGACAACGTCCAGGATTTTGGCGCGGTTGCGGGTTGTGATGCCTATGCCTATCACCCGGTATACCTCCCCATCTGCCGGTCGGTCAGGTCCCTGACGGTTTCAGGGGGCAACGTCAGCAACGTTTTGCTGACGGTATGGTCAACCCGGCTGTTTTTGACCAGCAGGTGTTTCAGATTGTGCTTTTGCAGCTCGTCGGCATATATGTTGTCCGAAAACCAGAAATCAACCCGGTCACTCAGGTCTATGATCTCGAATATCTCCCTCCGGGCTACGATGCACCACCCTGCCAGCTCATAGCCGACGCCGTACCCCTCGTAATAATCCCGGGCCTCCGGGAAGCGGCTCAAGTGCCAGTCGTTGAAGCCGTTCCAAGGGGAAAATGACCTGACCTTGGGGAATTGCTCCGCGGCGGAAAGGATCTGGGTGAACCAGCCGGGAAAAAATATCAGGTCGTTGTTGCACAGCGCCACCCAGTCAGATGTACAGCGGGAAAGGCCGGCCTTGCAGTTGCGGTGATAGTTGAACGGCCCGGGGGGGGCTGCCAGCACCTCGGCGGCGTAGGGGGATATGGCAGCGTCATAAACCGGGCTGGATTCAACGATGATGGGGCGGGTCCGGTGCGCTGTTTCGCTGTTTTTCAGCGATTCCAGGCAGCATTTCGTCATCTGGTGGAGGGAGACGCTCTCGGTTAATGCGCATATCACTACATCGATGTCCATTTTATGTTACTCCAGGGGAGACCTCCGAGGTTTTTAAAACCTCGGAGGTCTTTAGTCAGATCAACACCGCGCAGGTGGTATGGATGGGGAGCCGGTTCGGCCATTTGTTGCGGATATACTCCGCGCTGGCCCAGAAATCCTGCGGCAGGTAGAAATCCTGGGTCGAGTTGTGATGGCAAAAGGCCTTTATCGCATAGTTCTTTTTCCCGGCCCGCGCCGCTTGCAGGCAGAGATCAGCGCCGAACAGGTGATGGGACGGGATAGCCTCGTCAAACAGGTATGCCCCGCGCCGGGTAACGAGAAGCAGCTCGTCCAGTGTGTCCACCTCGGAGGGGAGACATTCCGGGGAGCCCCACAAAGAGTACCGGTCCAGAAGATTCCCCACGTAGGCCGGGCCTTTCCTGCCGGCAACTCCCAGAACTCCCCAGTCCCGATCCTTCAGGTCTGCCAGAGCTTGCTCCAATTCCTGGGAAAACGTCTCAGGGAGATATACATCCTGGTGGATATAGAGGA